GTAGATGAAGATGGAAGAGAATACTTTTGCTGTTATGCTATTAATGATAATGGGATTGACATTGATGGAAAGAACGAAATTGATAAAGCAAACATAAACGTATATACACCATACGATTACTGTGACCATTGCACAAGATATCGATACGCAAATGAAACTGGAATTATTGGAGATTATCTATAAGGAGTAAAATTATGGGAAACATGTACGTACACAAAATTGGAATGAAATATTTGGAAGGATTAAAAACAGATAAAAATTCAGGTTTATATGAACTTAGTAAAATTAAAGAAATTGCAAGTAGATACAATGGGAATAAAGATATTCTTGCTGTAGTTGGTGGTTCATTTGATGAAGATGAACGTTTAGTTTTGATGCAAGAGCTTGAAGGAAAGTACGATTATAAAGTATTTGTAATGACAGATACAAGTGCTTTAAGATATTCAAACTTTTTTAATGCATTTGATTTAGTTTTGCATCAAAGTGTAAGTGGATTGCCAAACGTTACAACAAAGCAAATGTACGGATTTATGCCAGAAATGTTCTACAGTGAACGAAATATTGTGTACAAGTGCAATTTAGTACTTTTTGCTGGTAATGATCTTAATAGAAGTGAAGAACTTGTAAAGTATATCGGAAAAGGTACATTAAAGAACGATGGCATTATTTGTTTGTTGAAAAGCTATGAAGGAAAGTTTGATTGTAGAATTGATCATGAAGAGTACTTAAAGCTTTTAGATGTATGCATGTACAATTTGGTTTTATCAAGTAATTGGATTTACAGCAACAACTGGATTACAGCAAGAATGATAGAAGCACTTTGTTCAGATAGTATTCCATTGGTATCTGTAAGGTATGATACATTAGAATTCTATAAGCACAAATATAGTGTGGTATCTTGCTATAATGATATCAGAAAGAAGCTAAACAGGCTTGAAGAAAGTGCACTTGATGAACTTGAAAGAAATAAAGAGCTAGCAAAAAGTAGAAGCAAAAACTTTGAGAATATTTTGCTAAATTTATAGTTTACAAATTCAAAACAATGTGTTATAATACTATTGGGAGGTAGTAGTATGTTAACAGGTAAAACATTTGCTGAAGTATATCAGAAATTAGTTGGAGAGATCTTTGAAAATGGAGAAGTAGTAAAGCCTAGAGGAATGGAAACAAGGGAGCTGCTTCAAGAAACATTTTGCATTGAGGATCCAACAAGTAACTTAGCATATATTCCAAATAGAATGTTTAGCATTGTGCATGCTGTATGGGAAAGTTATTTGTTGTTTGTTAAAAATAATGAAGCAAAAGTAGCTTCTATGTTTAATAAAGAAGTAAGAAGGTTTTCTGATGATGGAAAAACTTTGTATGGAAGCTATGGATATAGAATTGCAGAAAGTATTCCTGCAGTAATTGATAAACTTAAGATGGATAAAGATACAAGGCAAGCTTTGCTTACAATCCACAAAGTAGAAGATACAAGCGCAAGAACATTAGATACTCCTTGTACAATTACTTTGCAGTTTACAATTAGAGATAATAAATTGAACATGCATGTATACATGAGGAGTAATGATATTTTTTGGGGAACTCCTTATGATGTATATAATTTCACAAATTTACAGCAAGTGATCGCAAATACACTTGGAATTTCTGTTGGTAAATATTACCACACAGCAACAAGCTTACACATGTACTCAAGAGACTATGATAAAGTAGAACTTGTTATGGAACAGTGTGAGCCAAGAGGTTACAGAAATCCAAATGTATATAATACATGGAAAAGTGAAGCAGAAATGCTTGTTGCAAAGGTTCAAAATAGTGATTCTGTATATACAGGACAGCATAATCCAACATTAAATTTGTTATCTTTGCAAGAGCTATACGAGATGAATGAAGTAAAAGCTTTTGAAGAAGATGTTGCAAAGGTAGCAAAATACAAATATAGTACATTTCCAGCAAATAGTTTTCAAGATTTTACGAAAAGGTTCAGATTGAGGTGGGGCTTTTGAAACCATCATTCATAAAAATGCTTGATAATTCTTGTTTGAATTTGAAAGAATTAAAAGAATACATACGAGTTGCAAATGAAAGTGGTACAAAAGCAGATGATATAGCAAAGCATCTTGGAGTTAGTGTATCTAGCTTGAGAAGATTTTGCAGAACATATAACGTAAAAATAAGAAATAAAGAAGAACAATTAAATGATTTGCATAAAACATTAAAAGGAAGAAAATGGACAAATGAAGAAGCAAAGAAAAATGTTTCTGAAGCTGTAAAGAAATCTTATACAAAAGAACTGAGAGAAAGCAGATCAAATTCTAATAGACAAAGATGGAAAAATTGGGACGAAAGTAAAAGAAAACAAGTTGTTATGAATGGATTAGTAAAAATGCATAAATCTAGACATAACAAGAGAAAGAGGGTGGTTGGATGAAGGCTATAGTAGACCTTCATCGACTATCGACATGATGATTATTCTTTGTTCGATGGATTTGGTAAGCCGATGGAATTAGCTAGGCTGGCAAAAGAATATGGCTATACTGCATTAAGCACAAGTAATCATGGAACAGCATCTGGAATGATTGAGCATTATTTGGCATGTAAAGAAGCTGGCATAAAACCAATTATGGGTGTAGAAGCATATTTCATGCCAAAGTTTAAAGAATCAGGTGAAAGGTACCATTTGTGTTTATTTTGCAAAGATCTAACAGGTTATAAGAACTTAAATAGAATGTTGTCGTACGCAAATATGAAACAATTCTATTATAAACCAATAGTTACTTTTGATCTGTTGGAAAAATATCATAAAGGACTTATTTGTACTAGTGCTTGTATAGCTGGATATATTTCAAGTAAGTTAGTAAAAGGTAAAAATGAAGTTGCAGTAAAAGCAGCAAAGAAGTTCAAAAGCATTTTTGGAGATGACTTTTATTTAGAAGTAATGCCATATAAGCTTCCAGAAGAAGGACTTCAAGAAAAAGTAAATGAAGGACTAATGAAGCTTGGTAAAAAGCTTAATATAAAATGCATTTTAACTTCTGATTCTCATTTTGGAAGAGAAGAAGATATAGATACATATATTAAAATGCATCAAGTAAAAGTAAAACCAGAAGAACAAGAAAACAAAGAAAAATGGGTATTAAATACTTACAAAGAACATTACATGCCTAAGCCAAATGATCTTAAGAAACGTTTTATCAGAATGCATGGTGATGAAGCAAAAGCAAATGAAATGTATCATAACCTTGCAGAAATAGTAGAAAAAGTCGATGGAGAACTTTTGTCTGGATTACAACTTTCTTTACCAACTTTTGCAACAGAAGAAGGAACAGATTCAGAGGCTTTACTTAAAAAGAACATTAAGATAGGACTTAAAAAACGTGGAAAATATAATAAAAAGTATTGGAAACGTTGCATGGAAGAACTAGAAGTAATTACAGAACATGGTTTCCACGATTACTTTCTAATAGTTCAGGATTATGTACAATGGGCAAAAAACAATGGAATTTCTGTTGGACCAGGAAGAGGTTCTGTTTGTAACTGTGAGATAGCTTATGCATTAGGAATTACTGATGTAGATAGCTTGTATTTTGGATTAGATTTTAGGCGTTTTTTACGTAAGGATAAAAAGAAGCTTCCTGATATTGATATGGACTTCGAGACTGATAGAAGAGGAGAAGTAATAGAATATTTACTTAAAAAGTACAAAGGAAAATCGATTCAGATTTGCTCTTATGGGCTTTACAAAGTAGATAATTTGCTAAATGACCTCTTTAAAGTTTGTGGAGTTGCAGAAAAAGAAGATCAGCAAGCAATTAAAAAGTATGTTAATTCAAAGCTTAAACCAGAAACAAATAACTTTAACTATGATGAAGTAAGATTTGAAGATAGGTGCAAAGTAATAAATTCAAGGTTTGATAATATACTAAAGCACTTTAGCAAAATGTACAAGAAAATTCGTTATATTGGAACACATGCAGCAGGTGTAGCGATTGTAGGAACAAATATTTTCGATTATACTTCTGTTGAAAAGCATGGTGATAAATTTAGTTCAGCATATGATCTAAATAACCTTGAAAAAATAAATGCTGTAAAGTTTGATATGCTTGGACTTCGAACAATGAGCTTAGTAAAAGAACTTCAAGATCTTACAGGAGAAGTTTTTACTGAGGATTGGCTTGATGATGAAGAAGTCTATAAGCATTTTAGAGATGGAGATACAGATGCAGTGTTCCAGTTTGAACGTAAAGCTGCAGCTGATATTCTTACAGCAATAAAAGCAGATAGTATTGAAGATATTTGTGCAGCAAATGCATTAAATAGGCCAGGACCATTAGGCTTGAAGATGCCAGAAAAGTTTGCATATAATAAGTTTCATAAAGAAGAAATAAAGAAGCCAGTTTATTGGGAGCAAACAAAAGAAACTTATGGAACAGTAGTTTATCAGGAACAAATTACAGCTATTTGCAGAGAGATTGGCGGACTTAGTTGGGCTGATTCTGATAAAGTTCTAAAGTTTATGAAAGGAACTCAAATGACAGAACGTTCTATAAGAGAAAAGGAACGTGAAGAGGACAGAGTTCGTAAATTGTTTGTAGAAGGAGCAATTGAAAAAGGAATTTCTGCAAGTGATGCAAGAGATACTTTTGAGAAGATCGTAACTTATTCTTTCAATAAAGGGCATGCAATGGGATATGCTTTGATTGCATTCGAGATGATGTGGTATAAAGTTCATTATCCATTGTACTTTTGGTATGTAAGTTTAAAGTATGCACCGCATGAAACAGAAGAATTCAAGTATAAAAAGAAAGCTATTTTGAATAATATTCTTATTTTAACTCCGCACATAAATGGAACAGCAAGATATAATTTAAAGAAGATCGATGGAGAAGATTGTATACAAGAAGGACTTTCTACTATTAAGGGAGTTGGAGAAAAAGTAGCACTTGCAATAGAGGAAGAACGTAGAAAGAACGGAAAGTATAAAGATATCGATGATCTTGTTGATAGAGTACCTAAGAGGCTTCTTAATTCTAGAGTAATAACAAAGCTTAAGGAAGCAGGGGCTTGCACATTTAATAAGAAAAAGTACTATGAATCAGTAATGAAGTATAATACTTCTATTATATCGAGGTAATTATGGATATAGAACAGATTCAGAGGTTGTGCAAGGATATAGAAAAGAAATCTGGAAAAGGTTCTATATTTACAACCGGAAAAGAAACTAGGCTGAACATACCTAGGTGGAGTTCTCAGATAGAAGCATTAGACAATATAATAGGAGGAGGAATACCAAAAGGTAGAGTAATAGAAATCTATGGTCCAGAAAGCTCTGGTAAAACTTCTCTTGTTTATTGGTTAATGAGCTTGCATAAGCTTGGCTTATATATTCCAATTGAAGGAACATATGATGAAGATCGAGCAATGAGCATTGGAGTAAAGAAAAAGCAAATGCTTGTGTACAGAGCAAACTATGGAGAAGAAGCTTTAAATGCAGTAATAAAATTTGCAAAGACAGGTATTCCAATTATTTGCATTGATTCAGTTCCAGCATGTCAGCCAAAGGAAGATATTGATAAACTTGAAAAGGATGTAAGCAACGAAGCAAGAATAGGCGGAGTAGCTAGATTGTTTTCAAGAGCACTTCCAGCGATTGTGCATATATGTGAGGAAACAGGAACTACTTTAATTCTTGTTAACCAAGTGAGAGATAAAATGAATGCAATGCTATTTGGAGAAAAGGAAGATACTCCAGGTGGCAGAGCAATTAAATTTTACAGTTCAGTTCGTATAAAAGTAGCTAGAAGAGCTTGGATAGAAATTCCAAACAAGAATCCAGCAGTAAGTTCTGATAGTGAAAAAGTTGGAATAATAATGAAGGCAAAAGTAAGCAAAAGTAAAGTAAGTAATCCATACGGAGAAGCAGAACTTCCATTCTTTTTTGATAGAGGTTTTGTTGGTTATGAAGATATTAAGCCGATAAGATCTGAATTAATGAAGAAAAGGAAGGAAGAATATGGAGTATAAATCAGAATATTGGGAACGAATAGAAAGCATATTTGAAAAGCAAAGGCAAAAAGGAATAAATAAATATGGAATGAAGCTTGAACAAAATGAAGAGCAAATTATTAAAAGGCTTCGTTACATAGAAGAAGAGCTAATCGATGCATTAATGTACATCGAATGGTTGAAAGAAGGGCTGAAAGTTGCCGCTAAAAAAGGATCTATTAGAATTAAGTAGTGCTAGCAAAGATGAAGTATGGGCGATGCTAGTAAAAAATAAATTGGAACACTTATTTCTAGAAGACAGAGCGCACGAGAATAGGTATGGCTTACACGCGTCAGCGATCTTGGCTTCAGATAATGAGTTTTGTTTCAGAGAGCAAGTTCTTAGTTTATTTTACGAAATGAATCAAGGAGAACAGCTTCCGATTAAAGCTTTGAAAGTTTTTGCTCAAGGAAATGCAATGCATGAAAAATGGTATAAGCTTTTCAAAAGAGCAGGAATAGATGTTGCAATTGAAAGAAGTTTGTTTCTTAAAAAGTATGATCTAAGTTTTACTATTGATGCTTTGTTGAATTTATTTAATGAGGAAATTATCTGCGACGTAAAGTCTCAGAATAGTTTTGCTTTTAAAAAGTCGAAAGGACATCCATCCGGAGAAAAGCAAGTAAATTTCTATTTGTGGGCTTTATCAAAATACACAGGAGTTCCTCATAGAAAAGGTTTTGTTCTTGTTGATAGTAAAGATGATCAAGAAATAAGAATAGTTCCAGTAAAATATAATAAAGAAAAAGTAGTTCCATATGTTGAAAGGCTTAAAGCAATACAGGACATGAAAAAAGAGTTTATGGAAAGCAAAGAATTGCCAAAAAGAAAATGTGCTAATTGTGATACAAAGAGAGCTTCTCAATGTAATATGAGAGATGCATGTTTTAATATTGGCAAAGGGAGAATAAAACTAAATGTCGAAAAGAAGAGCTAGAAATACATTTGAAGAAGTTCCATGTATAATTGCTTTCGATCAAAGTTATGCTAGAACAGGAATAGCTGTTTGTAATAAAGGAAAAGTTGTAAAAGCTTTTTCTTATGATTTTAAAGGAATTGTGCATAATAATTCTGCAAAGCGGCTATATTTACAAGAAAGAATGCAGAAAATAATTAACACATGTTTAAAGAAGTACAAACCAGAACAAATAGTAGTTCTTGTGGAAAGGGTTCGGACATATACAAGTTCTACAGAAATACGTATAGAAGTAATTAAGTCACATTCAATGCTAGTCGCAGCAATAGTAGATCAAGCTACAAAGAATGGAATAAAAACATTTTCAGTAGATACAAGAGCTTGGAAAGCAAGAGTGCTTGGAAGTGCAAAGCCAATAATTGAACCAGTGCATGGAGTAACAAATCCTCAAAAATTTGCTTCTGTTAATAAAGCTATTAAGTTAGGCTTTTTTGATGATATGAAAATAGTAAGTGCTAGAAAAAGGAATGACTATTCATTAAATGATGATATGGCGGATGCAATTTGCATGAGTCTTTATCCATTTACAGGTCATCCATATACTTTAAAATTGGAAACATAAAATTTTTTGAGAAATTTATAAAAATCCCTTTACAAATGGTTTTGAATGTGTTATAATATACTCAAGTTAAAGGTAGGCACAAACTTAAAAAATAAATGGAGGTTACAAAAATGGAAATTAAGATCAAGTACAATAAGAAAGGTTTTGGTCCTTACAGTATTAGTTTTAATAATCAGACTGAAGCATATGATTGGATTAAGTATAATGACATTGAGATTTTAGAGATTATTATGGGATGAGAAAAAGGTCTGGAAAGTTCTATAGCAGAAATGAAAAGCAAACTTTGAAAGCATTAGGCTTAGAACCAGCTCCAATGTCTGGGGCGGGATGGATTATAAAAGAAGATGGAGAAAATGAAGTTGCAATGGTTCAATTAAAGTCAACTGATTCTTCATCTTATAAGCTAGAAATGCTTGATTTAAAAAAGCTTGAATATCATGCTGAAGTATCTAATAAAGTTCCAATATTCCTAGTCCAGTTTCTAAAGCAAGATAAGATCTATGCTATTGTTGAAGTTGGAAATATAGTAGAACTAAATGAAGCATTAACAACTGGTTCTGTGCCTCAAAGAATTACATTCAAAGAGGAAGAAATAGATCAGCAAAGCAATTTATCAGCAAGAAAAATTAAGGCATCAAAAAAAGCAAGAGAAGAATTTTTCAAAGAAAGGAGTGCAAAGTTTGGCAAAAAATGAAGCTTCAGATTTAATTAAGGCAGTAGGTTACTATGATGGAAATAGCGCAAGAGGAAACTTCGATGTACAATTAAAAGTAAAGTTCATGAATAGTGAACTAGCGAATGCTTTACAATTTGTTGCAGGTATCGGCAACCAGGTAATTTTGATTGCCGAAGTAGAAGGACAAAAGGTAAAGCTAGGCAACTTCAATATTTACAACATTAGAATCGACAGAGATGGAAATTGTAATATTACATTTAAGTCGAACATTGAACAATGTTTTGTTGGAAATTTTGAAAAGTTGATGGTTGAAGAGGCACAGATCTTATTCAAGGCAAAAGTAATTCAAATGTAAACAACCTAAAAGGTTGGCATAAAAAGTAAAAAAGGAGTAAATAAAAATGGCAAAGAATTATAATGCAAAGGATGCTATCTCTGTGATTCTGGAGGGAAATGATCAGGAGGCAATGAAGGATATCATTCGTCGTTTCCCCGGTTTGGCTCTTGTTGCTGCAAAGCTTTCTTGCTATCCTGCTATTGCAGAGGATGTTGTAAAGATGTTGCCTGACTTTGTGATGGCTCGCAAGGTTAGCAAGTGCATCCTTGACGAAGAGGCTGGTTCTTCTTCTGACGATGGTGATGATGAAGATGACGAGAATGCTGAGGAGAAGAAGTCCACTAAGCGTGGTCGTAAGGCTACAAAGGCTTCTAAGAAGACTGATGAAGCAGATGATGACGACGATGAGGATGAGGACGAGAAGCCCGCTAAGAAGAGTAAGAAGGCTGATAAGAAGACAGCAAAGAAGTCCAAGAAGGACGAGGACGATGAGGATGACGACGAGGATGATGAGGAGGATGAAAAGCCTACTAAGAAGTCCAAGAAGTCTGCAAAGAAGAACAAGAAGGATGAAGACGAAGACGATGATGACGACTTCGACTTTGATGACGAGGACTAATATTTAAAAATTTAGGTAGGACTGGTGCTTTCGAAGTAGACAGAAAGCTAAGCAAGAAGTCTCTAAAATAGGCCAGTCATGGGAGAAATAAAATGAAAATTTACGAGATTAAAAACTTAAATTGCAAAGAGAAAAAGAACAGAATGCTTTTGATTGATGAGACAAAAAAGCTTATCAAGACAGACAGAAAGCCAAGCAAGAAAAAGCTTGAGAGCATTTGCAGATCTTTAAGCAAAAAGTATGGTTTAAAAATTGGCAAAATCACATTCTTGAAAGATGGGCAAATGCAAATTGCTATAGAGGGTGAGGATGGAAGTTATTCTGTCTTTGTTGTAGATTACTATTACGAGTTTCTATGTAAATATATTCTTTATGTAAAGGCTAAAAAAGAGGCAAAAGGAATGAAGGCTACATGAAATTTGATATATATACTGACGGAGCTTGTTCTGGTAATCCTGGTCCAGGAGGATATGCTTTTATTATAATCGAAGATGGAAAAGAAACATTGAAGCTATCTGGCGGAAGAAAGAATACAACGAACAATTGCATGGAGCTTATGGCTATAGTTAGGGCTTTAGATCATATAAGTCAGTTCATAAGCTCCGCAAAAAGAAAAGTGCAAGAAATTACAATTTACAGTGACAGTGCTTATTGTGTAAACTCTGTTGAACAAGGTTGGATTAGATTCTGGATGATTAATGGATGGAAAACAAAAGCTGGATATGACGTAAAGAATAAAGAAATCTGGCAAAGGTTATATGAGCACTTGAAAGATAAAAGGTTCAAAATAAAGTTAATAAAAGTAAAAGGACATAGCGGAAACAAGTACAATGAAATAGTAGACAAAGCTGCAAAAGAAGCTATAAAGAAAATACTTAATCAGGAAGTTTGAGGAGCATGTCCAATGTATATAACGTGCAAAATATGCAATTTCGAAGTACATGCAAATTCAGAGAAAGAAGCATACCTAAAAGGATGCAAAAAAGCAGCGAAGTTCATAGCTTCAAAAAAATATAAGTACATTAGTGCTAAAATAGAACGAGTGAATGTGAAAGAAAACACCTTTCTATTCATTCTGTTTACTAATATAGACCTAAATGCAGAAAGGAAGAATTTTTGCAAACTGTGTAAAGAGATGCATTCTCAATTCTACATAAACGAGGAATATAATTGCAATAGGTGCAATTTAAATACTTTTTTTACAAGAGTTGAGGAAAAAGCTAGGGTCTCCAAAAATTTTTATAAAAAAGCTTTTAAAGATAAAGGATAAAAGTAAAGTAATAGAGGAGACTTTAACATGCAACGAGTACCTATTAAAATGATAGATTACACAGAGGAAGAGCTGCTCAACATGAAAAAGTCTGCTGCGATTGAAGGCTTAAATGAACAACAGCAAAGATTCTGTGAATGCTATATTGAAGGTCACAATCGTCGCATGGCTTTGCTTAAAGCAGGATATGCAGCTGCTGCTTGTAATGGAAATTATGGCATGCGGCTTTTACATAAGAAGGAAATACAAAGGTACATTTGCTGGTTAAAAGTAAGAGTGTTTAGACAACATATGCTAAATGCGATGGACTTAATCGATGAGTGGATTCGCATTGCATTTGCTGATATAACTGATTTTGTTGAAATTAAACCAACATATATTAAACTGAAGCCAGCTGATGAGATAGATGGACAATTGGTAAAGTCTATTAAGTCAGGTAGGGATGGAATTTCAATCGAGCTACATGATAAAATGAAAGCTTTAGATAATCTTGCTAAGTACTTAGACGACATGCCGCAAGATTGGAAGCAACGAATTGAAGAACGTAAATTAGAACTTATGGAACAAGAGTTCGAACTAAAGAAAAAGTTGACAGAAATAGAAAATCCAACTAATGAAGATGATGGATTTATTGAAGCAATTAAGCAATCAGCTAAAATTATATGGGAGGACTCAGACTAAACAAGAAAAGTTCTTCAAAAAAGTTTTAAAAAGCCCTTTACAAGTGAAAGCAAATGTGTTATAATATATATAGTGAAATATAACATTAAGCATAAATAATACATAAAAGAAAGGAAAAGAATATGGCAACTAAAAAGGTAGTAAATGAGTTCAGAAACATCATGGACAATCCTCCAGAGATGGAGCTTGAGCCTATTTCAGTTATTTGTTCTAATTGTGGAGATGAATTTATTATCTCTCCAGCAGAACAAAAGTTCTATAAAGCTAAAGGTTTCGAACTTCCTAAGAAGTGCAAAGAATGCAGGAACCAAAAGTTTGCAAAGAAAACTATTGTTTGTGTTGATTGTGGAAAGCAATTTGAATTTGATGGACTTTCTGAACAATATTATAAGTCTCATGGACTAGAGATTCCAAAGAGATGCAAGCAGTGCAGAGACTTTAAGAAGCTTCGTAGAAGTGAAAAAGAAGCAGAGTAAGAAAACTAATCCAAGGAACATACCATATAGCACAGAAGAGAAAATGCGAAATGATAGGCTAAGAATCATAAAACTTATCTATGTTGTTTTCTTAACTGTGCTATATGATAAACTTGGATTAGATACAGAACAAATACAAAAAGTGTACAAAGAAGCATTAAGGCTAACAGAAAGTATACAAGAAGGTAGAGTGAATGTTCAAGATCTAATTAAAACGTTAGAGCAAGAAAGGAACATAAAGTTATGAACTATATGAGGCTACCAAACGACGTATATAAGTTCGTACTAGAGCAACATGAAGTTGAAACACTCATGCTTTGCTCTTGTTGTTATTATAAAGAATGTATGACATGTAAGAATAATGTATTACTACAAGCTATAAAAGAACAATATGAACAATTACTAAAGCAAAGGAGGTAACTACTATAAAGTGGAGTCCATTAAGCAGAAAGCAATTACAGTTGCTGACGTGGTGGAGTGAGGAATCTCCCAAAAACAAGGCAGTCGGTGTGATAGCAGAGGGCGCAGTGAGGAGCGGAAAGACTTTAGTGATGAGCCTCAGTTTTGTGCTGTGGTCTATGAACTGCTTTGATCGTACCAATTTTGCAATTTGTGGAAAAACAATCGGTAGCTTAAGAAGAAATGTAATAACTAGCTTAAAGGAAGTACTAATAGCTAGAGGATATAAAGTGGTAGATAGAAAAGCAGAAAGTTATTTAATTGTAGCTAAAGGAAGTAAAAGGAACATATACTACTTATTTGGCGGAAGAGATGAACGAAGCCAAGATCTAATTCAAGGTATTACATTAGGTGGAGTACTTCTGGATGAAGTAGCATTAATGCCTAGAAGTTTTGTAGAACAAGCTATGGCAAGGTGCTCAATTGCAGGAGCAAAATTTTGGTTTAACTGTAACCCAGAAGGACCACAGCATTGGTTTTATGTTGAACATGTAAAGAGATATAAAGAGCTAAATTACTTAAGGATCCATTTTATGATGGAAGATAACTTAAGCCTTACAAAAGAAACATTAGAGAACTATAAGCACATGTTCCAAGGCATATTCTACAAAAGGTTTATACTTGGTGAATGGGCTTTTGCTGATGGAGTAATTTACGATTGTTTTAATGAGGAAGAAAATACATATACTAACAAAAACAAAGGACAAATACTGCCAATAGCAATAAAAGAGAATGATACAGTAAATGGAGGTAAGTGCTGGATTGCATGTGACTTTGGTACTTATAATCCAACAGTATTTCTAGAATGTTATAAAATAAGGAAACAAGGAGAAAAAACACCTTACTTTTATGTTGAAAATGAATATTACTATGATGGTAGAAAAGCAATGAAGCAAAAGAGCATAGAAGAATATGTAAAAGATCTAAGTTACTTTATAAATGGAAAAAACATGTATACAGTAATATGCGATCCTAGTGCAAGTTCTTTAATTGTATCTGCTAGGCAAGCTGGATTTGCTGTTCAAAAAGCTAATAATGATGTCGATGAAGGAATAAAGATGGTTTATGCTTTATTAGCTAATCGGCATATTTTGATAAATAAAGATAATTGTAAAAACCTTGTTGCTGAACTTGGACTGTATGTCTGGGATGATAAAAAGAGTGAGCGTGGAAAAGAAGAACCAGTAAAGGCAAATGACCATGCTTGCGATGCTTTGAGATATTTTATAGCAACAACAACTAGTAAATACGAGGTGTTCTAATGGGCGGAGTAAATAAAAAATACCTCAAAAAAGTAATAAATCTAAAAGGTGAAATATATTATGCAAAACGATTTTGTTATCGTGTTGTATTAAGAAAGAATAAAGCTGGCCAAAAGTATTGGAGATTAGAAAGAGCTTTATATGAAGATGGACCGTGGGAAGGATTGTACAAGATTCGTTTAGGTGATGAAGAAAAGCCAGAGAAGTGGAGAATAATACACGGTGCTTTTTCTCAATACTATTACGAAGGAACAGATGGTCCAGCATTCAAGCAATTTTATGGATATAAAAGAGGTGAAGTTGAGCATGTTTGAATTACTATATTATAGATCTGTAGTATTTACAAATGATATGAAGCATATTCATACACACGCAGTAGGAAATAAGTTTGATAGAATTCACGCTATTGCAAATGAGTACTATGAAAAGGCTTCTGAAGAAAGTGATACATTTGTAGAACTTGCGTTAGAGCTTGATGAAAAGGTACAAAATCCTTCTAATGCTGCTGATATTTTAAACTATTCTGTTGCTAATGAAGATGAATATTTTTGGGAAAATGCAATGGAACAAATTACAACTAGGATGGAAGCATACATTGAAGGATTGTGTGAAGTAAGAACAAATCCAAAGCTTTCTGTTGATATGCAAAGCTTGTTAGATGATATTATTCGTTATTGGAAAAAGGAAAGAAACTACAAGCTTAAGCTTCGCTTGAAGGAGTGAACTAAATGGGTAGGCGTAAGCGCAAAGTTAATAAAGCACCCAATACAATGGACAATATACTGAGCAATAAAGTAGAAGTACTTTCTGCTAAAAAGGCGCTTGATGCCTACAGTAATTTGGCTGCAAATCTGGGTGCAGGAGCAAATAATTTAGCACAAACTGCTGGTTATGTAATGCAGAGGTTTACATGGGATTATTACACTATAAATATTCTGTTTAGAGATAACTGGATTGCAAAAGCAATAGTTGAAAAGCCAGCAAATGAGATGCTAAAAAATGGATTTGAAATTCAAAGTGAGCTTGATCCAGATAAAGTAACAAAGATAATGCAAACATACAGAAGAACACAAACACAGCCTAAATTCAGAGAGTGCTTAATTTGGAGTAGGTTGTATGGTGGTTGCTTATTGATCCCTATGCTTGAAGGACAAGAAGATCTAAGTGAACCTTTGGATTTTGATTCTATTATGCCAGATAGTTATAAAGGATGCTTTACAATTGATCGTTGGTGCGGAGTAAGCCCAAGCCTTGAACTCGTTGATGATATAAGTGATCCAGAGTTTGGGCAGCCTAAGTATTACATTATTACAGCTCCACAATTTGACGGGGAGATAAAAGTACACCATAGCAGAGTAATTAAGATGATCGGTAGAAGGCTTCCATATTGGGAGGAAATTGCAGAAACTTATTGGGGTGCATCTGAGTTAGAGCATGTATATACTGAACTTAAAAAGCGTGATGATACTTCAGCAAATATTAGTTTCTTAATTTTCCTTGCTAATATTCGTGTGTTTGGCATGGAAGGCTTAGGCCAAGCAATTACAATAGGTGATCAGGAAAGCTTGCAAAAAGTATATGAGACAGTACAAAACATTAATAGGTTAATGTGCAATACTGGCATAATGGCAATGGATAAAGATGATACATTTAGCACACAGCAATATACTTTTGCAGGAATAAATGATATTTACGAAAGTTTTATGTTGGACATTTCTGGTGCTGCAGAGATTCCAGTAGATAAGCTTTTTGGTAGAAGTCCTACTGGTTTTAATGCTGGTAACGAGACTTTACAGAATTACTATGATACAATTCAGGAAAAGCAAGAGACAGACGTAAGATATCCATTAGAGAAGCTTCTTAAGATTATTACAATGAGTGCATTAGGAGAAATTCCTGATGATTTCGAAATTGTATTTAATCCAATTCGTCGTCCTTCTGATTTGGAAAAGTCTGATCTTGGACAAAAGAACACACAAGCTGTACTTGAAGCATACCAAGCTAATGTTGTTGGAAAAGGAACTGTGCTTAGAGAATTCAAAGAGCAAAGTCCTCTTTCTGGTATGTGGAGCAACATTACAGATGAGATGATAAAAGAAGCAGATGCTGAAGATGAAGAAGCCAAAAAGCAAGAGAAAGAAGAACAGAAAGAACTAGAGTTTGGAATGAATAAAGCTATAGAAAGTAGTGAAAATAATGTTCGACAAGTTGCGGCGAAAAATACTGAAAAGAAAGAACTATAAACAAGCTATTAAAATAGCTAGTGAACAAGTTTGGTGGGTATATTATAAAACATCGAACGGAGAAGAACAAGTAATTAACGTTACAGCAGATAGTGCAAGAAATGCAAAAATAACTGCAAATGATATATTAAAGTGGAAGCTAGACTGTGAATTCGAGATTACGAATATTTGTTGTATTTGAAAATTTCCCTTTACAAATGTAAAAGTTTATGTTATAATAATAATATACTAATTAAGGAGGAAGCTAAAGTGAAAAACGAAAGGCTATACAAAAAAGTAAGTGATGTGCTATATGATGGAAAAATTGTGAAGAAGAACTTATTTGAAACCAAATATGGAACATACTCAATTTATCTTGTTGAATATAAGAAGCATATGCTTTTTGTAAAAATAAGAGATAGAGAGATTCTTGAGTGTAATATCCTCTGCGAAATTGCAAAGGAGGATAGAGCATGAAACGTTTTGAATATTATGTTCGAGATGCAGCATATGATAATATGGCTAGAGATAAAGAGTTAGAGAACAAAAGGTTTACAAGAAACCAAAGGAGACAAAACAGGAAAAAAGTTGCTTACTTCAGCTTCCTAATCTTACTACTATTTTCATTAGTGCTACTCCTTTGTACTTCTGTTGTTGAGCATAGAACGTTAAAGGATGATCAAGCACAAAATGTTAAATTTGGCTTTGAGGAAGTTCTGTCTGGTAACCAAAGTAAATATACTACCCAAAAAGTTCTATCCTATCAGAAGCCAAATGCAGAAAACGGAAGGCTATTAGGAGATGATGTTCCAGCTTCTGGATATGCAAGTATGGAAGCTTATGAAGTAGCTAATGCATCTAATGTAAAAAGTGCTACTTTTAAGGTGACATATTATTGTGGTTGTTCTAAATGCTGTGGAAAATGGAGTGGTGGATCTGAAAGTGAAGCTTATGGATGCAGAGGAGATAAACTTGAGCCAGGAGTAAGCATTGCAGCAGATACAAATATACTTCCATATGGAACTACAATTACTGATGGATGTGGTAGCTATTTTGTTGTACAAGACACAGGAAGCGCTATAGAAGGAAATAGAATTGATATATTTACGGGAGATCACCAAAAAGCATTAGAATTAGGTGTAAAAGAACAAATTTTCTATTGGAGTGTTTAACATGCTAGATAAATTTTTGTGCAGGATTAAAACAGAAGATGCAAATAGAGTAGAATTTCCTAGTGAAAAAGAAGCAATTGCTTACTGCAAAGAAAATGGAATTGATCCGCATAATATTATTCTTAAAGGAGATAAGTATATGCTAGAAAGTAAAAAGCAAAACAAAGCATTGGACAAAGCAATTAGTGTGTGTGATGCAGATATTAAGTATAACCTTCGATATATTGATAAACATGGAGATGAGCATGTTATTAAATTTAATACAGAAAGTGAAATGAAAGCAAAAGCACAGCAAGCAAAGCTTAAAGGAATGGAAAACATTATTGCTGAGATTGTTGAAAATGGAAGTATTAGAAAGTCTTACAAGCTAAGCTAAAATGGACTATGAGATTTGGAAAAGATCTAAAAGGATAGAAAATGAGTTCTTAAAGTCATTAGAGAAGCTTTGTAATACTTTTGTTAAAATAGCAAATGCTACTGGTAATGATCAGCAAAAGTACATAAATGCAATGCGTAATTTCCAAAATTCTATAGAATATGAACGTTACATAACTTCAGCAGTAAAACGTATGGTAACGCCACTTGGAATATCTAACCAAAGAACATGGAGAATGGCAGCTAAGAAAGCAGCCAAAGGCAAAATCCTTTATCGTTCTCTTGTTGAAGAACTTCGACAAGGCGGTTATAGAATTATGGAAGGACAAATAATTGAAAACGTAAGTTTGATAAAAACATTGCCAGAGGATATTGCAAATAAAGTAGTAAGAGATATTGCTGAATATGCATTACAAGGAAAACGAGCTGAAAGTATTGAACGTTTAATTGTTGATAAGACAAACAAGCATTCAAGAGCATCTGCTCGTTTAATAGCAAGAACTGAAGTAAGTAAAACAAGCACAGCTTTGACAAAAGCAAGAAGTGAACAACTAGGAATACAATGGTATGTATGGAGAACTGCATTAGATGGTAATAGAGTTCGAATAAGCCACCAAATAATGGAAGGGGTGCTTGTTAACTGGAATGATCCTCCTAGTCCAGAAGCTTTGGCTGGCGAGAAGAGTGTAGGATATTACCATGCAGGAAATATATGGAATTGCAGATGCTATGCAGAACCATTGCTTGATATAGACGATGTACATTGGCCGCATAAGGTATATACAAATGGAAAAATTACTACTATGAAGAAAGGAGATTTTTTACAGCTAATATATAGTAATATATAATATATTATATAGTTATAATAGCTGTAGTATTTGCTATGGAATATGATCCTATTATGTGCATGATGGTAGATAAAACTACTTCTGTTAAAACAAAAGATGCAAATGCAAGTAAGCAAGGAGAACTTGGTGGAATTAAGTATGAAATTTTAAGTTATGAAAGAGCTACTGGTAAGAAAGCAAGTATAAGAGATTCTAAATATGTTTTGGATAAAGCTATTAAAATGCTTGATTTTGATCCAATAGCTGCTTTAAATAATTTTAAGAAAACAGCTGATATAGGTGATAGCACGAAGATACAGCTTAACAATGGAAAAGTCGCAATTGTTCAAAAAGAAGCTAATGGCTGGTATGCATCTATTGGCAATGAAAGAGTAAAAGGTACTTTTAAAATTATTGAAGGATTTTTAAAGTCACAAAATGATAATTATTGATGCTAGAATGATGATATTAAAGTAGGTGAGGTAAATGCCTGATACAAGTCCAGAATATCCATTTGGTAATCCAGTGAATGTGTTGAAACCTAACTTTTCAAAGTTGATTGCTACTGAACCAGTTACAATTGAAAACACAGAAGCAAATCCAGTTCCAACAAAAGAAGTCGTAGCTGAACAAACGTAAAGGAGTTGCTTAAATGAATGTGATGAAAGCTGATTGTGGATTTGATCCGCATGCGATGGATGCATTTAAAGATGTTACTGTTGATGCTATTAGTGATGTAGAAGGTTTTAGTTTAAAGGGACATACTAATATGCATGTAAATTTAGCTGCAGAAAGTTCAGATGTTTCCATTGAAGATTTTAATGATATGCAACCTGGTAAGGAATATATGATTATAGCTTCTAATGGAGCTAGCACGCAAAATCAGATTATTTTTCCTGCATCTAGCATATTGTATAATGGAACTATTACAAAAGCAGATAATATGACTATTGTGTATAAGTTCTTTACCGATGGGTATAGCATCTATTGCAGCAGAGCAATTTATGCATAAAAGTTTTTAAAGAAATTTTAAAAAAGCCCTTTACAAATACTTTTATATATGTTATAATATTATATGGAGGGGTATATGGTAGGATATGTTCACTCTCCTTTTGAGTTGCAGAAGGCCTGCCTGTATATGGATTGAATCTTTCTTGCCTGTAAATTACCTCCCATCGGTATTGCCATATATCCCTCCCCACCTCCATAATTCTCCTTAAAGGAGGAACAAAGATGAAAGCTTACTATGGTTCTAAAATTTCAAACAACATTGCAAAATTAGATAATGGCTGTTTAGTTTGCTTTAATGTTCCAATTGCTAGGACTGGAACTTATAAATATTTGAGAGAAGAACTTGGACTTGAAGGCAATGGCATAGTTGAAGTACATAGAACTCCAGAACAAGTATTTGACAGTAAGGCGATCGCTTCTTTCGAAGGAAAGGCTTTCACTGATACGCATCCTCCTGTAGATGTAACTGCAGATAACTGGAGTATCTATGCAAAGGGTGAACTTACAAATATACGAAGAGGAAAAGGAGATAATTCAAATTTTCTTGTTGCTGATATACTTGTGAGGGATCCCATTGCAATAAACGAAATTATCTCTGGTGCAAAAAGGGAAATTTCTTCTGGATATGATTGTGAGTATGTAGAAAGAAATGGAATAATTTATCAAGAGAATATTCGCGGTAACCATGCTGCTTTAGTTCAAGCTGGACGAGCTGGCAGCCAAGTAAAAATTTATGATGAAAAGAAAGTAATTACGCAAAAATACAAAGCAATTAAAACATTAGAAAAAGCAATTATATTAATGAACAATTAGTTTATTTTGTTGAAGGAGGAACTATACGTGGCAAATGGTTCGAAAGTTATGTCTTCTATTAAGGACTTTCTGATTAAGATGAAAGCTCTTGATGAAGCAATTCCCGAGGAGCTTGCTGAAGATGCTCTGAAGATGACAGAAGAAGTAAAAGATGCTCTTTGCGAGGATGAAGATCCTGATGTTCTTGAAATTACTAAGGATGAAGATCCTAAGGAGAAAGAGGACATTGATGTAAAGGTTGAGGATGCGATTACTCGTGTTCTTATGAAGCATGGTTTGATCCGTGACAGTGCACTTTCTGCTCTTGATGAACTTGAGGAAGAAGTTGCTGTAGAGGATGAGGATAACGAGGAAGAAGTTACTGTTGATCCTGAGAAGATGAATGATTCTATTCGTCGCAAGATTATCCGTGATATGAAGCCTGTACTTGCTAGCATTAAGGATGCAAAGGAACGTAAGAAAGCAGTAGATGCTTTTGTTGGTGCTATTAAGCAGAATAATACTACAACTGATGCTTATGGAAAAATCATGAAGGCAAAGGTTGCTTCTGCGAAGGACACTGCAGCAAAGAGCAAAGTTGATGATTCTAGTGATTATGAACTTGGTATGCAGATTGCTAAGAAATTCAATCCACATTACAAGGAGGAAAACTAATTATGCCGGGTAGAACTATTGGTATTATGATGAATGTCGGTTATGCCGGCACTCAGTCTAGAACTGCTGATGCGATTATTCAGAATCGTATTGCAGAAGGAACAATTGCTTTTGGTCAGGCTGTTGCTTTGACTGATACAAATAAGTGGCGGCTTGTAAAGACTGGTGATACTGCTGCTGTAGTTGCAGGTATTGCAGTTCGTGAAGTTGTGCAGGCTAATACTTTTGATCCTCAAAGTAATCCTGATTATGTCGCTAATGTTCCTTGTGATGTAATGGTTCGTGGCAATTGTACAGTAAAGTGCCAGAGAGGTACCCCTGCTTCTGGTGCTGCAGTGCATGTTCGTATTATTGCGAATAATATATATCCTAATGCTGTTGTTGGTGGCTTTGAGGCAGAAGCTGATGACGCAAATACAATTAAGGTTACAAACATTGAGTGGACTACTGGCGTGATGGATGCTAATGGTAATGTTGAAGTTACTATTAAGACTAGAGCAAAGGGTTAATAGGGAGGAAACAAGATGCCGAATATTGTGACAGCAGGTAATGCTGGAATTTCTTTTGGTACCAATCCTAATGTGAAGGTACTTCAGGATAGCAGTCTTGGTAATGGCATTCGTACTATTGATGCTGCAGGTATTGCTACCGGTATGGCTTTCCTTGAGGGTGAGCTGGAGAAACGTGATCCTAAGATTCGTGAACCTTTGACTTCTGTGACTTGGCCTCGTGATATTGTTGCTGAGACTGGTGGTGGCTGGGTAGACTTCACTAGCACCATGGATGTCGATTATGCAACTTCTGGTGGTAACGAAAATGCTCTTGTTGGTGGAGCTACTGACGTTATTGCTACTGTTCAGGCAAATGTGAACAAAGATATCTATCGTGTATTCACTTGGGCTATGGGCATGAAGATTCCTTTCGTTGATCTTCAGAAGATGCAGACGATTGGTCGTTCCATTGATTCCATTTTGGATAAGGGCATTAGACTGAACAACAATAAGGCTATTGATCAGCTGGTTTATCGTGGATTTCCTAATGTAGGTGTTACCGGCTTGGTGAATAATTCGAATGTAGTTTCTTCTGTTGCTCCTAATGGTGCAGCTGGTAGTGCTCTTTGGACTGAGAAGACAGTTGATGAGATTTTGTGGGATGTTAACAAAGCTTTGATTGAAGCTTGGGCTGCATCTGAGTATGATGAGTCTGCAATTCCTAATCATATTTTGCTGCCGCCTCAGAAGTATGCTTACCTTGTTTCTACTCGTATTGGTACTTCTGGTGATGAGAACATTTTGAATTATATCCTGAAGAACAATATGGCTAATAATCAGGGTAAGAATCTTCAGATTCATCCTTGCCGTTGGTGCACTGGTGCTGGTACTGATGATACTGATCGTATGATGGTGTACGTAAATGATAAGGATTTTGTATACTTCGATCTGCCGGTTCCTCTGACTAGAGCTATGACTCAGCCGGTTGCACTTCAGTTTGCTTATGTTACCATCTATGCTTCTCAGATGGGACAAGTTAAGCCTTTGTATTTGCAGCCTATGCGCTATGTTGATGGCATTTAAAATTGGAGGTTAAAACAGATGCGAATTTATTCTAAAAAAGCTTTTGCACTTGGTGAAGGTGCTAATCGTTATGACGATAAAGTAAACAGTGTAATTACTGTGCCTATGACTTTTCAGGATATTCCTGATAAACTGGCGAATGATCCTACTTTTAAGCTTGCTGTGAAGGCTGGAGAAATTACTGTTATTCGCAATGAAGCACAAGCAAGTGTTCCTTCAAATGCTGGTAATGAAGAGAAGGCCGAGAACGAAGCAAAGGAAGAAGTTCTTTCTGTTGAAGAATTCTATGAGCAGCTTAAGCCTATGAGTAAGGAAGCTACTAAGAATCTTGCTGAAAAGTATGGTGCAAAGTTTATCGATGAAGATTCTTTAAAGGTTAACAAAAAGCGTGTGCTTGAAGCATATCGTTTGTATGTTAATGCTGAAGAGGAAACTTCTGAGGAAACTGAAGAAGAGGAATCTGAAGAGTAATAGTGAAGGAGGGACTGTGAATGTCTGCTTACATTGATTTAGTTTCTATGCTAGGTTATACTAACAATGCTAAAATGATGATGGAGACTTTTCACAGTTCCTCCAACATTATATTAACAGATAATCCTCCATATGATTTAGAGATGTTTACAAAAGCATTTCCTAAGTTCATAGTTGAGGGTGATGGAAAAGAAGCTCCAGAAGGAGAAGAACCAATCCCAGCATATGTTTTTAATCTATTTGTTGGAATGGCTCAAGCATCAATTAAAAAAGATCGTTACAAAAGCAATTGGGAATATTTAATGGGATTATACATTGCTCATAATTTAGCATTATTCATTAGAACTAGTCAAGGAGATCCTTCAGCTAGTAGTGCTTTAGCTAGCTCGCTTCCTTTCGGAATTGCTGCTAGTAAATCAGTTGATGGACTTTCTATAAGCTACGAATTTATGGGGCTTACAGAAGATTTTGCTGGATATGGTACATGGAAACTTACATTGTATGGACAGCAATTGATTACTTTGACAAAGATCTATGGTAGAGCTGGGATGTGGGTAAATGGCTAATAAAGGAAAAGTAAGTATAATTGAAGAAGCAAAAAATTATAATAATCTGATAAACGCGATAAAATTCATAAAACAAAATGAAGTTTATGTTGGTATATCAGATGCGACTGCAATAAGAGAAGAAGAAACGAGAGGTGAGATTACTAATGCAGAACTTTTATTCATACATACAAATGGTTCTCCGATAAATAATATTCCACCAAGACCAGTAATTGAACCAGCTGTAAAGAATGATTCAGGTAGGCTAAGCAAAATGATGAAGCAAGCATTTAATTTGGCATTATCTGGAAATAAAACTGCTGCATTAGATGCTTTAAAGAGAACAGGAATGCGAGCACAGAATGTTTGTAGAGCATGGTTCACTAACTCAGAAAATGGTTGGCCTCCTAATAGTCCAGCTATAGCAGAAGCAAAGAGAAGAAAAGGTGCAGAAAATCCAAGACCTTTGATTGATACAGGAGAATTAAGGAAGTCTATTACATACTTTGTTAGAACTTTAGGAGGAAGAGTTAAATGATAAATGTATCTGAGCTTATTGGAGATCCTGATTTTGCTCAACCGAATGGAGTTAAAGTTACTAGAAGTACAGTAGAAGTAGTAAATCATCAGCAAGTAAAGACATCTAAAGAAATTAAATTAACTGGAATAATTACAATTAGTGACGAGAATACAGATGAACCATTGGACGAAGCAGATATGAATAAAGAGAAAATACACATTTTTACATACAATAGATTAAAGACAGTTGGAGTAGATAAAGTAGATGGAAAGAACTATGCAGCAGACATTGTACATTTTAATGGAGCTGATTACATAGTTCGTTTTTGCTTAGATGATGCACAATATGGTTTTTGCAGAAGTACAGCTGTTAAGCTTGAACAGGATGTGATGTAGTGCAAAGTGAGATTACTTCTTTAAGTAGTTTTGATTTACTTTTTGCAGATTTTATACAAGAAAAGCTAGAACTTCAAGGTGATAAAGTTCTTATTTCATTTAGTGAAGAAGGACAAAAATCAAGCAAAATAAATGAAAATATTTGCTATGTTAAAACTTTTATAGAACAAGATCAAGTTAGCTTGTTTAAGAATAGAGGCAAAGAATATGACAGTAAAACAGAGCAGGTAACATTCACACAATCAGCTATGAGAACGTTAATGTTGCAGGTTGTGTTTTATGGTCCTGATTCTGATAGACTGTGCACATTGCTAAATGAATTAGTGTATACGAACAATTCAAAAGAATTCTTTTACAAAAATGGATTAGCTTTGATTCCAGATAGAACTAGTTTTCCATACTTTACAAAAGAAATGGTGAACAGTAGATGGTGGAACAGAGCTGATCTAAAATTGTATTTTTACAATTCTGTTGTTGTTAAAGAAGTTACACCGATTATCGATGGTTATAATATCATTATTAAAACTGATAAATTGGAGGGTAGTACATGAGTGTTTCATTAAATAAGATCGTAGATGTAAATGTACAAGTTACAAATCCTTCTACGATTGCAGCAAATTTTAACTTAGGTTGTATTATTGGTGCTAGTGAAGCATTAAAAGAAAGTAGAGTTAAAATTTATACTAGAGAAAATTACCAGACACAGATGGTTACGGATGGATTCCAGACAACTTCTAATGAGTATAAAGCAGCTGTTCTTTACTTTTCTCAAAGTAGTAGACCTACTCAGCTAGTAGTTGGATATTGGAATAGTACAGAGTCTGAAAAGCCTGCAGATGCTTACACTGCATGCAGAGCAGCAAATGGTGCATTCTATAATTTCTGTTTTGTTGATACAATTGAAGATACTGCAGCTGTTGAGATCGCTGGACTAGTTGAAGCATCTGATATTCCAACTGTATTTTGGGTAAATTCTAACAATGCAAATTGTTTACAAGCTAGCACAGAAAATACATTTAAGAAATTACTTGATGGAAAGTATACAAGAGCTTTTGGAATGTATTCTAGCGATCCATTAGTTTGTGCAGCAGTAATTGGATTGCTTTCTGGAATGAATACTTTGGAAGCAAATTCTGCGTATACAGCAGCTTATAAAACTTTAGTTGGAATTACTTCTGAGAATATTAGCAATGAACAATTAAATAATTTGCTTACTTACAATGGCAACATTTACTGCAGCTTTGGATCTACTTATAATTTAACTTATCCAATGATTTCTGCTGGCAATTATCATGTAGATGATCTTCTTCTTGTTGATGCTGCAAAATATTATATTCAGCAGTATACAGTTGCAGGAATGATTGCATTAAAGAAAGTTCCTCAAACTGAAGAAGGTGTAGGAAACATTATTTCTTTCATCAATAATGCTTGCAATAAGATTCTTGAAGTAGGTTTAATTGCAGGAGGTATTTGGAAAGGAGAAACGATCCTTGATCTTGATACTGGAGATGCAGTTCCTAATGGATATTTAGTGCAATCTGGAACCGTAGCAAGTCAAACTGCTGAAGAAAGAGCAAGCAGAGTGTCTCCTCCTATTTATGTTGCTTTACTTTCGTCTGGTTCTATTGAGCACGTTGTAATTAACGTGTTTGTTAACAGATAAGGAGAAGAAATATGAGCAGAGTTTATACATATTCTTTTGAAGATACCATCGTGACATTTAGCCATCCGAACTTTGGTACATATTCTGCATATGGAACTGGCATTGGTTCTTTAGCTATTGCTTATGCAAATGATGTTACAAAGCATGATGTCGCTGCTGATCTTGCTGTTGTTGTTAGTAAATGGGTACCTCGCAATGGCACTGTTACTTTTGATATTTTGCAAAGCAGTGATTTTAATGATTGGCTTAAGAAGTTTGCTTCTTATATTGAAGAGGCTGATACTTCTGAATTTGCATTAGCTACTATTTCTATTCAGAATAAGAGCACCGGAGATAGTTATACTTGTACAGGAGTAAGTCATCAGAAGAGAGCAGATAATAATTTGCAAAGTCAAGCTCAGAACAGAAGTTGGGTAATGATGTGTGCTAACATTGTATAAAGGAGTAGCATATGGTTACAGAAATTAAAAAGCGTGAAACTTCTTCTTTATATGAAACAGATGGAAGAACATTTAAGATCAATTCTTATGATCCTATGATTGGTAATTATCTGTTGATGCAGATTCTTACTAATGTTCTTCCACTAGGAATTGGAGCTGGAGTTTCTAAAAAAGTTGGCACTGAAAAGATTCCATTAGATACAAGTGGAAATGCTAAAATGATGGATAAAAAAGATTTTATTCAGTTGCAAGTTGATATTCTTAGTACAGTTGAAGAAGTATATCAATCTGGACAAACATCTCCAGTTGTTAGAGAGAATGGAACGTACGGAACAAATGATGTTACGATGCTTTTGTTAATTAAGTTAATAATTGCATCTCTTGCATTTAATTTTAAGGATTTTTTCGCAGACGTCCTATCCAAAGAAGATTTCATCGAGAACCTGAGTTCGAAATTTGCTGGTATGAAAATTTAAATGCTAAGCTTTACTTACCAGTAATAAGTGGAATGTGGAAGCAGCATGAACTTTGGGATGGGACGTACACATTCAATGATTGGCTAGATGCCATAGAGATAATTGAAGTTAAAAGTGAAAACCAAGCTAGACAATATGAAAGTATAGAGGAAAAGAGGTGAGCTTGCTTGGATGAAACTTTGAAGGAATACCTAGTAAAGATTGGCTGGGATGTAGACAATATAAGTTTTCAAAATGCTAATGAACAGATAAATAAGTTCAATAGGTTAGCAGAATTATCTGTTAAAAGTTTAGGAATGGCATTTACTTCAGCAGGCTCACTAATTTTTGATACAATTTTTAGTATTACAGAAAGTATGTGGAGTTTAGTAAGTTCTACAGCTGAAGCAGATTTACGTGTTGAGACATTCGCACGTAGAATGTGGACTACTGAACAAAATGCACGTTCATTAACTACAGCTTTAGATGCTTTAGGAATGGAATACAATGATCTGTTCTATACAACAGAAGAACAGTTCAGAAGGTTTCTTTCTTTAAATGCATTGGGAAAAACTTTGGAAGCTCCAGCTGAACTTGATGAAACTTTAGTAAAAGTTAGAAACATACAATTTGAAATTAGTAAAATGAAGATGATTTTCCAATATGCTTCTAGGTGGGTAGTTTACTATTTAGGAGAAATGTTTGGAGATGATTTAGATTCAGCACAGCAAAAACTTTCAAATTTTAATAATTTCTTAATAGAAAAAATTCCAAAGTTTACAAAAGCAATTGCAGAGTTCTTTGGTGTGTTTTATAGATTAGCAAGATCTGTTATTTGGGCACTTGAAGGAATAGGAAGTGCAGCAGTTAGTTCTTTTGGTAATCTAGAAACATCTGGAGTATCTGCTTTAATGACAATAGCAACAGTTGCTACATAGTTT